ATGTCATCAAAGTTGATGTAGGCCATTACAGGATGCCTCCGCTGCGCTTCTGATTGACCAGTGTTGCCATCACGATACCTTGAACTTGGCTGGCAATCTGTTTTTGAGCAGCAGGGCTGAGGTTTTCGCCAGTGTTCTGCACGGTGATGTTTACAGAGCCCACGGAAACGCCTCCGAAGGTGCCTGCAGGGGCGATCCCGCCACTACGACCCGGCATGAACAGCTCAGGCCCCTTCTCGCCCACGAGATAGCCCTGTCCGGCCATCACAGAACCACCTTTCGCCCGCTGCAATAGCCCATAGTTCGGTCCCAGCGTTCCATAATTACCTACGCGCCCGCCTCCAGCTCCCAATGGAGTGGCAGAACTGAATGGAGTCAGGAAGCTGCGAATCGAGTTGATCGCCTGTTCGATCACAAAAATTCTGAGTAGCTGATTTGCGATATCGACAAGCACGCCAGATGCGATCTGCTGCAAGCTCTGCTGCCAGTTCTGAGAACCCTGGATGAGCAGATCGAAGGTATTGGTCAGACCTTGACCCAGCGTGCCTGCTATGCCATCTGCCAGTGCCTTCTGCTGCTGGACAGCGGTGTTGAGCTCGTACTGCTGCTCGATGTGCTTTTTCAGCGCATCCATGTGGTCTTGATCCTGCTGCCGCTGGATCTCGGCCAGATTGCGTTCTTTTTCGCGCTGATTTGCGATCAGATCAGTGTTGCCTAGAAGAATAATGGCCTGCTGGGCACGCAATTTGTCTTCGGCGGCGAGCTGTTGTGCATACTTGTATTGCAGATCGACCTCTCGCTGCAAGCTCTGCAGACGTGCCACTTCCATCGGATCACGAGCAGCTTGGGCTGCGGCAATCTTGTCCTGCAGGTCTGAATTGATGCGCAAAATCGCAGCTTCTGCGGTACGATCACGCACGACATCTGCAACACGTTGTCTTTCCTTGGCCGCGGCCTCAGCGGCGCGTTCGGCATCTGATTTGCCCTTGCGGCCACCCTTGCCATCCTTCGCGCCACCCAATGCTGGGATCTCGAAGGCTTTGGTCGCAGCGCCAGTCTGCTTGTTGAGAGTTTTTTGAGCCTCGATATTCTGGTTGATCTTCTGGAGGATGACGCCTTGCAGCTGCACAGCACGGTCGCTGTTCGGATCTTCTGGCGCAATCGATTGCAAAAGACGCTGATACTGCTGCAAAGCCTGCAGATTCTGGGCGATGCCAGTCTTGTTTGACTGTGACGTGATCTGGCTGATACCTTTTGCAATGTTGTCTACTGCCTGACTGGTTGCCCCGCCTGTAATGAATCCCCTTGCACCTATGACACTTCGCGTGAATCCAGCCCCACGTCCAGCGGCTATGGCTTGATTGACCGCATCAACAACAGCAATGGCCTGCGTAAAGATGGCTTTAAGTGCTGGTGTGAGAGCCTGGCCAATGCGGCGCGCTAATGCATCAACACCATCCTGCAGGGTACTGAGCTTGCCTGAAAGCGTGTCAGACTGGGCAACCGCACCGTTGGCATATTTGCCGCCCACATCTGTGAGCCTTTGGAATGCGATTTCAACGGCGCGAGCACTGATCTGACCTTTACTCAGTGCCTTTTGCAGCTCTTCGCCTGAGAGCTTGTACATCTTTTGCAGCTCTTGCTGCAGGCCAACGCCGCGCTCTTGGAACTGCAGCAGTTCTTCACCCTGCAGGCGTCCCTTGGCGACAACCTGACCATACGCTGTGACCAGGCCCTGCAGCTCGGCGCCAGTCGCGCCGGATGCATCGGCCAGCCTTCGAGTGACCTCGACGACCTGATTACCAGCTACGCCAAAAGCTTGGAGACGCTTGGCAGCATCGATGAGCTCAGTGCTCGTGAATGGCGTAACAGAACCTAGCTGCTGCAGCTCTTGGATGATCTGCTTGGCTTGCTGTACACTGCCGGTCAGCACCTGCAGGCTTTTGGTCTGTGTCTCGATCTCTGCCGTTTTGGCAAAAACGAACCGAACTGCCTGAATTGCTGCAAAAGAGCCTGCCAGCTTGGTGACTGCATTCTGCAGCCCACCGATGCTTGTTTGGGCTGCTTTAGACGCAGTATTGACCTGCTGCAGATTACGTACAGCGCTCTGGCTATTTACCTGTACGTCTACAACGGCAACAGCAGGCACAGCGCTCGACCTATCTTGAGTTCAGTCTACCTGCGTTGACGCGCTTTGGCTTTGTCCATCTCTTCTTTCTCTCGCTTGCCCTTAACTTCGTAGTAGGCGGCGAACATCATGAATTCGGCCTCGGTGAGCTGCTGCCTTAGCTCGCTCACCGTCTTGCCAAGCTCGGTTGCAAGGAAGAGCTCAAAGAACAGCCATGAGTCTTCCTCTACTCGTTTTTTGCTTCTTCAAGCGAGGGTGCATTGCCCAGACCGAACAAGAACAGCTCAAGCTCGTTGAGTACGTCTTCGGGCAGTTCGCGTTGCAGCTTGGCGGCATCGGCGGCGGCGAATGCCTTGGTGCCATCCTCTAACTCAGCCATCTGGCAGAGCATCTGTGTGCTGATCTCTAAAGCCTCGTCGGTGCCCGCCATCGCGGTTGCACGCTTACGATCGGCGCGGGTGATGGGTTTGAAATACAGCGACAAGACGACAGCGCCATCGGCTCCTTTGATGTCAAACCGACGACGCTGGTTCAGGTCAAACGCCCCGGTGAGCAGGTCAACAGGGCGCTGATTTGCGGCGGGCATTAGATGCTTAAGGTCAGAGTTCCGCTAGAAACGAAATTGATAGTAACAATCTCGATCTCACCTACTGTAGCAGAATATTCACTGCTTGTCACCACGATGGTGCCCGTGATCTTTTTGCCGCCGGTTTCGTCCAAGTACAGCTCAACAGCTGCATCGGCTTCATCGGTGGTTTGGTTGGCATCCTTGATCAGATCAAGTTTGTCACCAGAGCCGGGAGCGTCATACATGACTTCAATGGTGCCCGATCCGCTAATCAGACCACCAATATTGGCGCGATAGGTAGCACCTTGGGAGGTCACGTCGTACGACTCTTTTTCCACGGTCATGGACCAAGAGCGCACAGCAGCGATCTCTGAAAGACCGCCGCTACCAGCTTTATCAAAAAAGACGGTGCCTTGTTGGCCGCGATAAAAAGCCATGATCAGATGTCCAGAGTGATGGTGCCGTTGGTCACGAAATTGAGAGTGATGATCTCGATTTCGCCCACGGTAGCGGAATACTCAGCGGAAGTGATGACACCATCAAAACTGATTTTCTTGGTGCCGGTAGTGTCAAGGAACAGTTCAAATAGCGCGAGTCCTTCATCGTTGGCCGAATTGACCATCTCGATGAAAGCGTTGGTTTCATCGGAGCTGCTAGCAGTATATAGAACCTCGCAGGATCCAGAACCGCTGATCAGCCCGCCGACATTTGCCCGGTAGGTAGCGCCAAGGGCGGTGGTGTCTAGTGATTCTTTCTCAACGGTCAAAGACCACGAGCGGGTGCTAGTGATGGTTGCAGCAGTGGTGCCCGCGTCATCGAATTTGACGGAGCCTTGCTGTCCACGGTAAAACGCCATGGTTACAGATCCTCGAAGGTTTCAAAGGTCAATCTGACCCGTGTTTGGAAGAAACCCTCTGGAGATGGCGAAGCCACTACCTCGGGCCCTGTTGGGGGATCGAAATGAACCCCACTTACAACGATTCTATTGTAGAGATCCCGAATGCGTTTTCCAACGGTCAGGTTGGCGCCAGGACCGACACCTTTAGCAGAGAATATGTTGATAATCACAACACCAAGCACATTGTTGCTGCTGCCCGACGTACCACCCATGGTCAAATAGGTGTTGGCACCGAAAGACACCAAGCACTGGACCCAAGTGCCATTGTTGACCGGGTTATACGGCATATTGTGGAATACCACCGGGATCGCAGGCGACAACGCAAGCTCAGTGGCAAGCCGACCTTCAATCGTGGCCCTAACAGTATTGGGATTGATTGCTGCCATCAGGATGACCTTGCGATGTTCTCGGCACTTGCCCGCACGCTAGCTGTGATCTCAGCAGCAATCAGGTCCACCCAGCCTGGCGGGTTCTGCAAGCTGCCATTCACGCCCGCTGCTTTCCATGATGGTGGCAGGTTGGTCCCATAGCACAGCGCCTCTGCATAGGGCAGACTGTTTGATATGTGATAGACACCGCCAAGCTTTTCTTGCTGGTAATTCTGTCTGTTCATCGCTTTTACATCTTTTGATATTTGTGCTCCTTCTGCTTCAAATTCGGTCACACTATTTTCGGAAACCACCCAGCTCGACCTGAATCTGCCAGTGAGCACAGGGCTTTCTTCTTTCAGCTTGCGATCGGTGTTGAGGACCGTCACGCGCAGCAGTTTTTCGAATTGGTCAGCGGCGTAATCGCCCGTCTGTGCCAGGTTGATTCGCCGTGCCATATCAGACCCTCAGAAAGAGCTCTACAGCAATTGCCGTGTTGTCTTGTTCGATCACGTTGATGCGCACAATTTGATGCACAACACTGCTGATGACCACACGATCGGCAAGATTGGGTGTGATTGTTAGATCTGCAGCCGCAATGGTCAGTTTTTTATCGGATTCTTGCACCAGTTCATTGACCTCTATTTTGCGCACATTTTCAAGCACGCCTTTGATAGTGGTGTTCGTTTCTGTCTCGGCTATTGCACCTGTCGATGTGTTGTAAGCAGCCGTTGAGACTTGTCTGTATGTGACTGTGCCACCGAATTGTCTAACCAGATTGCTGGCAACTTTCCGTAGCGAAGTCGCAAGTGCCATCAGA